CCGCTGCTTTGGTTGCCTGAATGGCATTCAGCATCTGGTCGAGGGTCTGGCTGGCAAGGGTGTAGTCGGTGCCGTGGATCGTCACGGTGCGTTTAGCGGATACCAGTTCGTCGAGATTCAGCAGTTCCATGGTCATTTTGTTGCCTCTTGTGTGTATGAAAGGCCCTGTGGCGGGCCTTTTATAAGTCAGATATTACTTAGCTAAAGGGCCGTTAAGCAGGGGTCGCAGTTTTGTCGCCGATCTGGAAGATCAGGCCTGCTTTTGATTCATCCGGGTAGCCTTTGAACTCGGCGTTGTAGATACGCTCCTGATCCAGCTTGTAGGCAAAGTTCAGGGCGCCAGCTACACCGGCCAGAGGAACAATGAAGTCCTCGCTAACGTCAGAGTCCGGCAACGCAATCGGGTGCAGGATCAACTCTTTCGCATTGTCACGCAGGGATGTACCGATGCCAGTCGTTACATCGACACGGATCTTGTTTGCATCGACGTTATCAACCACCTTGGACGCGCCAGGCATGATCTTAACCAGGTTGTCGATGGTGGTTTCGGCCAGTGGTGCTCGCACTGTCACGTTTCGGCCAGTCACGAACTCATCAACAACGGACTCGCCCAGCTGATCGACTTTTGTTTCGTGAGTAGAAGTGGTCACCTCTACCTCTACACCACCTGCAGTCAGGCCCAGATCAGCGCCATCGTATGAAATCTTGCAGGTGCCCAGACTGATGTTTTCAGCTCCCATTAGGGGGTTACTCCTTCATCAACGTATGTGAAATTGAAATTGACTGACGCTTCCAGCTGGCCGCCTTCAGCGCGTGGATAAATCAGGGGTTGATGTAGCGGACGAATCACCTGGAAGCGCATCTGCTCCAGAACCAACCCTTCAACGTAAAACAGATTCTGCACCCGACTGGCCAGGTCATGAATCTGGTCGTACCTGCTGCCCCGGACGATCACCTGAAAAGTGCCGTCCAGTCTTCCGCGCTGATACGGGTGTATCTCGATAGGGGAGTTGGTCACAATTAATACGCCAGACTTCACCCGGGCTGGCATCGCCTGAGCAAACAACGTCTGCCCTTTGATGCCGATCCCCTGCGCAGCCAGGTAATCAACCAGCGGTTCGAGATTCACTTCGTTCCTCCGGCCTTTCTTCGCTCAATGGCGCGTTTGGCCACCCGGTTGGCCTCTCGACTGATTTTTGGTTTCAAGCTGTTGGAAGCACGCTCCAGAAACTTGTTGCCTACCCGGGCTCTGCGGTCTTCCCGTCGAACCCTGCGGTTTTTCTCTTTCGACTTTTCACCCAGCTCGTAGTCCGATTCGTGCAGCCACGCATCAAAGTACGGGTGTGGCTTCCAGTTTATTTTTCGCTCGGAAGCGAGTCGCTCGTGCAGTTCGCGATTGACACCCACATTGAATGTGTAGGCACCATTGATGCCGTTGCGGCGAGGCTCCTCTACAACGATGGCGTCCTCAGTGGCCCCGGTATCGACCGGCGCGTTCCTCCGAGCCAGGTCACGCAGTTCGTAGGCTGACTTTTTGAGTACACCCAACAGGTTGGCCTGGCACTCTTTGTTGAGTCGCGCCAGGTTCACCGTGGTGTTCTCTTTGAAAGTCGCGCCTATTCTTGCTCGTCTGGCCATACTTCTAAGTCCACCTGGTAGTGATGCAGTTTTCCGCCAAGGCCATGGCGAGGGAAAACAGTCAGCACCCGCAGAGTTTCCCCATCCAGCTTCATCCGTTGACCGGCCTGGATGCTGGCCCTCGGCTCAACCAGGATGCGGATCTTCCCGTATGCCTCTTCTGCACGACCCTTAGTTTCAGATCGGTCAGCTCGGATAGATGTATCCGCTTGGCCGATCTGAAAGTAAATGACTGAACAGCGAACCTCTTTTTCGGTGCCGTACTCGGGCTGGCCCTGCCAGTCATAGCCGGTCAGCTCCGACAAAGTGGCCTTCTCCGTGGATCGAAACGTAGTCATATCGCAATGTTACCAATAGCTACAAACAAAAGTAAGAGCTTACTTACTAAAGAGCGCAGGCAATCACCCGCGTCTCAGGGTTTTGGCGCTCGGGGCCATAAATTTGCCCAGGACTCGGGCGGCTTCTCGACACACCGGCATCACTAGGGGCTTACTGGTTCGGAAGAACTGGCTGACCTCACCAATGGACTCGGACAGAATCCCATCTCTGCGGCGCTGTTCCATTGGGTTGCCGCCCAGGAGGAAGTTGGCCTCAATAACTTGCGCAGTTTTCAGGGTGTCCAGGTTGAGCCTGCCCAGAGAGGCGAGGGTGGGTGCATCCAGTTCTGCAGTTGAGGTGTAGACCTTCTCGTTGATTGTGATCAGCACCGGCAGCTGAGCGATATTGCGGTACGCCTGATGCAGGCTGACCATCTGCTCCTTGACCGGTGCGTTCAGGAACTCCTCGACCTCTGCCAGGCCCACCGCCGTCAGGATCATGCTCCCGTTAGTTGCAAAACTGGTCAGGCCCGGGCTGAGGGTCGTGCGGGATTCAATCAACCAGGTCTTGTTGAAGTCGCGAACCTTGCCCTGATCATCGACATAGGTAACAGTAAGCTCACGGTAGCCGCGAACTGCTGACGGCAGCAAGGCGTTGTTGACCCCCAGCACCGTGATCGTCTCCGTTGGCGCAGATGGGGCCAGTACGACCCCATCCAGAATTGCCGTGCCCATCTCGTCGATCAGGGAGTACGAAGCCGAAACCGGAGTGATCGCCGTGCCTTCGCTGTCGCTGTACTGGATCTCTACATCGAGATCCCGGTCGGCAATGAAGGTTTCCATCAGGCTTTGCTCTCGGCTACTGCCAGGATGCCATCGATCAGGCCCTGAATAGACTTCGAGGTCACACCGTACTCGGAGGCCACCTCACGCAGGCCGTTAATACCTCGCTTATCTGCGATTGCTTCGAGCTGTTCGCGAGTGATAGTCGGCACTGCAGAATCGCACTCATTTGCTTTCTGAGCGGCTTTCTCTGATTCCGCATCGCGTACAAGCCGGGTTGTAGTTCGCTTGTCAGACGCCCGAACATCGCGCATATCGATCAGCTGCTGGGATGGGGAAGGGTTGTGACCCTCTTCTGTTTCGATTGGGGCAATGGCCGCCAGCCGGGACGCCTCCAGGGTGGGCAGATCCTCAACAGATCGACCATCCTTGAACTCATACTGGCCAAATAGGCCGTTGAAGCCTTCCCAGCCTTTACCTTTCAGAATTACGTGTGGCATTTCTTTCTCCAGATACAAAAACGGGGGCATTAGCCCCCGTTAAAAAGTAAGCTCTTACTTACTTTATCACACGTTAGTTACACCGCGCAGAGCAGCCAGGGACTGAGTACTCTTCAGAGCCAGACCCACGTACCACTTCAGGCGAGTACGAGTAGCATCTTTGTCCTGAACTGTGCCCAGGTCTTCAACACGGATACCTGCAGTGTCACCACCGTACAGGCCGTGCAGGCCGTCAACTTCGTTCAGGCGCAGGGCGTAGATAGAGCAGGTGTCGGTTGCGGAACCCTGATCAACGTCACCTGGGATGAAGTCGTTGATGATGATTGGCACGCCGTCGAACGCTGGAACTGGCTTACCGAAGTTCTCCAGCTGCAGCATTTCTGCAGTGTTACCGCCAGCGGCACGCAGCAGCTGTTTCAGGGCACGGAAAGTACCGGAGCGCATCATGTACGCATCTGGTGTGTTTGGAACCATGTCGCGCAGCTCGTCCAGGTGGGACAGAGACAGGGCAGCACCGTTAGCACCCACAACCAGCTCGTTACTGGTGTCTTTTACCAGCTTGTCGATGCCGTCGAACTCCAGGGCGTTGGACGTAGAATCACCATTGATCAGAGCACGGCGGAATGCACGGCCCAGACCTTTTGCCTTCATTGCGATCTGGATCGCCTTCTGTGCATTGGTGTCATCCATGGTTTCAGACAGGAACTTGTCAACGTCCACATCACCGGCCAGGACGCGCAGCTTAGTGGTTACTTCAACAACTGTGCTCGCGCCTTCTGGAACGGTCGCGTTCACATCAATGAACTGGCCTTCAGACAGGGTGCCTTCACGGTTGTACACGTAAGCCTTGCCAGTCGTTTTAGTAAACGGCAGCAGGGCGAACAGCGAGTCGCGGTCGATTACTTCTTCAACTACACCTGCAACCAGGTCGTTGTTAGACAGGTTCTCTGCGACAGTACGCAAAAGTGGCATTATTTACTTCTCCTAAGTACAAAATATAAGTAAGGTCTTACTTACTTATCTGGGTAAAAATAACCGGAGTTACTTTTTGCCGTTCAGGGCACGCTCGATACGGGACTGGCCGCTCACTGCAGACTGGTCAGACTTCATGCCCGGCTTCTCTTGAGAAGTGGACTTAGCGCCTGGCTTTGCCTTACTGCGCAGCAGTCGGGTAGCTTCCGGGTGGCCCTTGACGAGGCGGGCGATAGCCTGATCAAAGCTCAGGTTTGCGCCCTGGTTATCAACCAGCGGAGTTCTGTCGCTTGAACCGCGTGGCTTATCGAAACCGACCACCTGGCCGTCAACCAGCTCGAAGTGAGTACCAAACTCCTTGCGAGTGATAGACATTGGCAATGTCAGGTCATCGGATACAAACTGGGAATCGCTGAAGGCACGGCCGACTGTCAGCTCTTCGATCTGAGCGTGCAGGCTGACAATCTCGGTTTTCTGCTGGTCGATGGTGACGTTCAGGTCGTCCACGATGGATTTGTTCTCTTCAGCCATCTGATCGACGATACGGTTGTACTCGCCTTTCTCTTCCAGCTTTTTGCGCTCGCTTTCCTGCTCGGCAGACAGCAGAGCTGCAATGTCTTCAGGGGATTTGCCGCCCAAAGATTCGGTCAGAGCTTCGAGCTGCTGCTTCAGGCTGCCAGCTTCTTCTTCGGCGGCCTTCGCACGGTTTTTGCTCTTCATCATGTCCTTCAGAAGGCGGGCTTCGCTGTCGGACAGCTTGTTGCCTTCATCGCCGTCAGCGTCTTCGTCAGAGCCAGCATCGGCATCAGCATCAGCATCGCCCTGTTCATCGCCTTCTTCGGAACCTTCTCCGGATTCGCCCGCACCGGTGCCACCTGCTCCATCTTCGGAACCGTGGTCACCCGCTGGGGCCATGTACATACGACCGGCCAGAGCGGCCTGATTTTGCAAAAACAGTGAACGTGGCATTACTTCTTCTCCTGACCGGTCACTCGGTCAAAGCAGGGGTTTGTGAGTCAGAGGTCAGCTCCTTCGTGCGTGCCTGCTTGTTTCCAGCGGCATCACGGTCACGCCTCGCCTCCTCTTGAACTTTGGATTTGACGTTGGATTCGGCATCGGCAGCTGCGCGATCACTTGCGAACTGCCAATTCTCGATTTCATCCAACATCTGTTTGCGCTTGTCTTCGGCGATGTGAGGGAACAGCTTGTCCACTACCTTCTTCATCTGCTCCCGGCGCACACCATCTGGGGTGTCGATCAGGGACAGCTGCATGGCAATGTAAAACTCGTCGTACAGCTCACGAACGTCGAAGTCCTCCGAATAGGAAACCAGATCGTGCTCAGGTGGCGCTTCACCGGCCCACAGAGAAACGAGATGCACAAGGCGATTTTCGACACGCTCCAGGCTGTCAGCCTTTGAGACAAGGAGAGCATTCACTCGCTCAAAGTCCTTGCTCTTGGCCACGCCAGAAGAGTTATCGATACCTTTCGAGTTGTCGGCCTTAGTGCGCTCACCTGCCAGGCCAACGCTGTGGTAGATCTCATTGATGATCTGCTGGATCGCTTCAATGATCAGCTGGGCCTGGCGTGGGTCAGGGGACAGGAACTCAGGCTTACCGCCTTCGCCATCAAACGTGAAAACACGTTTGGTACCCACTTCAAGCATCTTGTCGTGGGCCTCATCTCCGGGTAGCACCCCCTGAGCTGGCATCGCTAACTGGGAAAAGGTTTGATCCTGGATGATCGCATCCAGGTTACTGGCGTAGTTGGCGCACGCACGATCCAGGTATGCGATGTCTGCAATCAGAGCAGGGGAATCGTAGTTGTCGTCGCCAATCTGGTTATCAACCGGGATCGCTGGTACTTCGCCCAGGTCATGGGAGCCTTGACCTGCAATCTCAACCGCCTTTCGCTTACGGTCTGTATGCGTGATCAGGAACCAATCTGAGCGAGTCCATAGGCGGTATCGGTGGCTAACAAAGCCATCATCTTCAAACGGATCTTCATCATCCCGGAACTGCTCGCGGATCAGAATCCAGTTCAGGTTGCCCTGATCGTCGTAGGACATATCCAGGACGTTTTCCGGCTTCACCAGGTATGCGTAGATGCGGCCGTCTCCGGCCTGGTCATCTGCAACCGATCGTTCACCCTCATTGTCCTGAACAGAGGAATCTACAACGATCCATGGGCGCCCAAAGATTGACGATTTAATAGATGCGGTACGCATCAGCTCGTCAATCGATAGTCCAGAGATGGTTGCCTTTTCCCAGAAGCGTTTCACGGACTCAGGAGCACTCTCACGGCGAGCAGGTTTGGCCCGGAACAGGTACTTGTTCACCAGGTCAACGACTTCGCGGGTGTGATTGAAGCGGTACGCACGGGCTACGCGGTTTGCGTACTCATCTTTACCTTCCTTGTAGTATTGGAAGATGTTTTCTGAGAACCAGCCGCGGCCACCGTAGTAGGTTGCCTCCAGGAACTGCCAATGCCCCAGCAGAGTTTTGTACTGCGGGTGACGGCGCTGGATCAGCTTCGAGAGTTTCTTTGAGTCCATGAACAGCCAAATCAGTGGATTTGCGCGATAGTAAATCAGGACTTACTTACTAATGCAACCCCCGCCATACGGGGGGTTGCAAGTAAGTCTTGACTATTTTTTGCTTATAGATTGCGCCCAGCCACCTGAACCTGGCGGGTTGGGAACTCTAACTCGATGCAGTAACCCAGGGCATCGGCCATGTGCTCGGCACCTGCCGACTTATCAACTTCGCGCCCGCCTTCCTTGTAAAGGGTCTGCTCAAGCGATGTGATCAGGTTTCGACAGCTCTTATCAACGCGCATCCGGACGTTACCAGCGGCATCACATAGCATCCGGTTTACGGCATTCACACGGTCTGCCACCGGTGGGTGTTTCCGGCGGTATTTGATCCGCTTCAGGCCCTTTTCCCGGAATACGTCGAGATCCGATTCGCCACGGGCAGAGCTGCGGTTTCCACCTGCAGGGTCGGGGTACACGACGATCTGCTTGCCGCCCATGTTTCGCCAGTACCGGCGCTCGATCTCGTCACACACCTCTTGGGTGTTCGAGTTGTGGAGAAAGATTTCATCTACCACCCAGACCTCGCCGTTCGTCTGCGGCTGCATGATCACGGTGGACATTGGATCGACGTTGAAGTCCTGACCCACCCAGATTGGCAGCTTGGGGTTGAACGGGAAGCTACCCACATGGGTGTGGCGCTCGAACTGGTGGTACACCCGGCCCGACATCGTTTCAAAACTGGCAAAACTCCTGTCGGAAGGACTTGGGGTCCATATCTTCCTTTGCCTGCTCGATCTCCGATTCTGGGATGAATGGGGATGACAGGGTAGGGAACTGCCAGGACTTCCACGCCTTCTTGCGCTTGCCGTGATCGTCGCTGCCATTTACGTGCACCTCATACAGATTCGCGTAACCCTTTGGGGTGCCGATGAACAGCGCATCACCCATGGTCGAGGCCAGAGTCGGTCGAAGAACCTTCTCCCAGGTGTCAGGCTTAAAGTCCTGGAACTCGTCGAGAACCAGAAAGTGAAGGCCGGCACCACGCAGAGTATCCGGCTTGTCCGCGCCCTTACACGCGATGATTGTGCCGTTGACCAGGGTGATTGTGAGATCGGTTTCGTGAACCTTTTCAAGCCAGCGCTTTGGGATCGCCTGCTTGATCTCTTCCCACATGATCATCTTTGCCTGGCGATACGTTGGCGCCACATACCAGATCTTGCGGCGAGGCATGATTGCACGGGCAACGATAGAGGTCTTTGCCAGCTGAGTCTTTCCCCAGCGGCGACCGGCCGTCACTACCTTGAAGCGGTGCTTATCACGAAACACCGCCGCCTGATCTGGGTGCATCATGAGCTTCGGCTGGTTGCCCATCGGCACTGCTGCACCAGAAACCATCAGCTCATGTCCTCCTCTCCCTGTGGGGCAGGGGCAGGCGAGTAGCGATCATCGTCCGGCTCGGCCTCGGCAATTACGATCTCTTCGCTATTGAGCTGGTCAAAGTCACCTTCGATCAGATCCGCCAGCTGCTGGTTTTGAGCATCACGAATCTCTGCGATGTCCTCAGCCGTCATTTCCTGGATCTGCAGGGTTGGCAGCGGCTTGTCCTGATCTTCCAGACGCTCAATGCCCAATACGCGGGAGGCAATGTCGTAACCGTTGGAGATCAGCTTCTGGGCATCCAGCAGGGTTTTGATGTCGCCATGAACGGCTGCCAGCGGCATCTCTTCCTTTGTCGCCTTGGCGATGACGAACAGTGCACGCTTCTCCAGCTGTTCGCTGACTCGCAGGACGTTCTCTTTCCGCTCGCGGATCAGCTTTGCAGTGTCTTCGGCCTCGGATACCAAGGAGTTTTCCATGGCCTGGTCGATGGCTTTCTGGTGCTTATCACTGTCCTGGCCCTTTTTTATGCCGTCTTTCTTGAACCGCTTGGTCAGGGCCGTGATCGATACATCGAACTTTTCGGAAATGTCCTGCAGGCGGAACCGGCCGCTCGCCCACATGCTTTTTGCTTTGTCGTAGTCAGACGGTGACATCCGCTTCGTGGTTGTTTGTTTCGGGTGGCTCATGCCGCATCCTCGGTGATTAAAAAATGTTCAGAAGCGGCACCCCGGAGCATCCCCGGACCGCTAAAGTAAGTCAGTTCTGACATATAAAATGGAGCGAAGAATCATCCGGCATTCATCTGCCAATTAGCTTGCTAACTGACTGATTTTAGAGGGTTAAAACTTCACTCCGGAGTGTTCCACGAAAGTGCGGCAGTTTTTGCTGAGATCTCTATATATACAACTCATAAAAAAATAACTTATAAGTTAATAAGGGGCTGCAACACTTTTTAAACACTTTTTTGTTTAGATGTCAGCGGCGCTCACCAGATACACTTCGTCGTCGAAACCCTCACTGATCACGCCGTCCTGTTCAGCAGCAGAACCCGGAGTGGATTTCGGCAAGCAGACCTGAATACCCAGTGGGGTGGCACGAAGGATTCGGCGAGCCCGGCCCCGGCGTTTTTCCGTGTCGCCCTTTTCGGCCAGACCCTTTTTCACCAGGTAGCGAATCGAGAACTGGATGGCCGCTTTGGTTGGGCCGTAACCCGGGTAGGCTTTGTTGTCCGTCAGCGCATCGATCAGTTGATCGAGATCCATATCGTGGCGCTCACCGATTTTGTCAGTGTGGCCCTTGATCAGCTCGGTCAGAATCCAGCGCTGCTTGGTAGTCAAATTCAGTTTCATAGCAAATCGAGTCTCAGTGGTTCCTTAATGCCCTGGAGGTCAAATGCACGCAGGGGTAGTCGATCTGGCAGCTCGCGCTTGTGATCGGGGTTTTCGTAGATGCCGTAAACGGGCGTGGCAAAAATCAGCTGCTGTAGCTCACGAATCAGGGCAGAGGGCTCCATTGCTTGCACCCGGCCATTACCGGCCCGCAGGTTGCCACCGGTCTGCTCTTTTGCGCTGTTCTTGTAATAAAACTCGCGGAACGGCTTCAGAACGCCAACCTGAACACCCTCAGGCAGCGCTGTAAGCTCTCTCACGATGTTTTCGTGATCAGCCGGGTGAGATTCAAAGTAACGACGGAAAAGCTCTACACCGCGCTTATACGCAGCCGCAGGGCGCAAATGTGCGTGACTGAACCCTGCTTTCGCATCGAACGGGTTGAATTTGCTCATTGATGACTGAATTTCCATGAATCTGAACCCTTCCAGACGTGCAGTCAGGTTCAGCATCCGATAGCTCACCCCAACGCCGCGATACATGGTGTCAGTTACCACCCGGGCAGCCCGGCGCATATTGGTGTTCAGCCACTTCGCACGATGAATATTTGTCAGGTGGGTGTCGTTGCCTGGCCGTAGGCGAGGGAAGACCAGGTGACGCGGAGCGGACAGCAGAGACACTGAACTGGTCATCACGATACCGACCAGACAGCCGTTGTCTGTCACCACGCGCCAGTACCGAGAACCCGGCGGCATCCCTTCGGTTTTGTAGTGCAGGCCGTGTAGCTCTTCCCAGTCTTCGCGTGTGCCGCGCTCGATCCACATGGTATCCAGCAGGCTGAAGTGCGGAGTAGGGGCATCATGGCGCTCAATCAGGATGTCCGGGGTATCCAGCACAACGCCTCCCCCTGTCGCCCAAGGGGAGGCCGGACACTCGGCTGCCAGCTGCTGAGTGTGAATGTCAGTCATTGGCAGCCTCTACCATGATCTTGTCCTGAAAGCGCTTGTGAACATACAGATCTGGTGCCAGCTCGGCCCTGAGATCCTCATGTGTGGTCGCCACGATCAACGTGGCACCCTTCAGGCGCACGAACTTCTGCACGCTGAATGCCACCGCCTTGGCCGTAACACGGTCGAGTACCGCACCAAATTCATCAGCGGCGATTACCTTGGCCCCAGAATCCAGCAGCTTGGCAATCTTGAATCGGTACAGCTGGCCATCAGACAGTTCAGCTGGCCGGCGGATAAAAAGGTACGCATCATTCAGACCCGCCAGGTTCAGGATCTTTACGGCCTCCTCAGTGCTGCCACCGACCTGATCCAGCAGGGGGCGATCTTCAAGGTCTACCTCGTCGATGTTGGCAACAGTAGTGTGCTCGCCGATCTGCTTCGCCAGCTCTTTAAGGATCAGGGTCTTGCCAGAGCCGGACTGGCCCGTTACGTACACCACATCGCCCTGGTGAACATCCAGCTCCAGGTTGTCGTACACGACGAACTCTTTGTTCTGCAGCCCCAGGCCAAATGCTTCTGCGCACTCAAGGACGCGGCCAGATCGCTGCACGGAGGTGTTGAACTTCTTGTTGATGACGTACTTCACTGTTCAATCGTCTCCTGGGCAAACTTGGCCAGGGCATCAGCGCCCTCCAAACCAGTCATGGCTTCGATATGGGTCATCATCAGAGAGATTGCTCGACGCTGGGTGCCAGTGACTCCGGTGAACCCCAGAGCTTTGCTGACTGGCACGGTCTTACTGTCTTCTTCGTGAATTGCAGCATCGGTAGCGTCCGCGTATTCACGAACTTCCTCACCGATGTCGGCGCCAATGGCACCCAGATCGATCGCACCCAGGTCTTCGCCTGCCAGAAATTCCAGGTCACGCTCATCGTAGAACTGTGTCAGGTCGAAACTGTCAGCCTGCAGCTCG